GTGTATATACCTGACCTTTGGCAGTTGCAATAAAAGGACTGGCACAGTCATAGGTCAATGTAATGTTAGGATTGACATGTTTACGCAGATTACGTTGCATAGCAGTTGCCAGCACAGCCCACTCCAACTTACTTGTACCCAAGTAGTGAATAAGATCACGTCCTGGTTCAAGAAGTTTTTCATCACGCATAATGATCAGTCTACGAATTGCGAGATTTGCATCACGCATATTAAGACCTCCCATAGCCCAGCCTTCAAATTCATAGTGCTTGACTTTGTCGTACCAGATGTCTGCGTCTGCTCCGTTCTGTCCTTGCAATACGTTCAAAAACTTTGTTTTACCTTTGCGGTTACGCACAAAGTAGTCGTTATTGAACATAGTTGCATTGAGAGCATCACCAAAACTCTTCATCCCAGTCATCTCTCTGAACTTGCCTTCAGTTGCACGAGTTGGAATATCCAAGATCATCGAATAATCAGCAGTTTCTTCTAGCCAGTTTAGAATACTGTCACGTACCTTGTCTGCATTACCTTTATAACCAGTGTCACCGCGCTGTTCATAAAAGTGTTCCCAGTCAAACTTGATCTGTCCATTACCAATCTGGAATCCGCCTGAGTCACCTAGAATCATAGTATCTTTACGATTCCTACGATGAATCATGCTTTCTTCTGTCTTGCTTTTGTCCACATCAAGTTGTGCATGGCCTGCAGAGTACAATGCCCAGGGATAATAGTAGTATGCCTGTTCCTTGTTAAGGAAGTTCATACCTTCAATACCATTTTCAAACTCAGCAGGGATACGATCTTTGGCGACGTATTCTCCGTGATGTTGTTTGCTTACATAAGCATTGTAAAAACTACTGATACTGGGTAGGAACACAGCATAATCTTTGTTCCTTTCCCACAAGTCGACTCTTGTCTTTTTAGATAGCATGGTATCCAGTTTCTTTATTATAGTTGCAAGATGCAGCCACTTCTGGCCACTTACTATTGTAAAGACCCACGTGAATCTTTAACTTTTTAGGTGTACGATCACCTGTGATCTGAACATTCACATCATAGGTAAAGCTAAATTCCTTTAGTACCATTTCTGTGATTTCAAATCCATGTATCCAATTATCTTTTCTAAGATCATTGAGATATGCACTGAACATATCTGCGGCTAAGTGCCCCAAGCCGTCTTGCAAAAGACCATCATACATTTCTGCAATTTTTAGCAGATCGTACTTAACATCGTTGATATTGATCAACGCACGACTTACGTTATGATAGGAATTGTTGTTCCTATTACGTGGTCGATTATTAGAATTGAATGTAGCATCCATTTTCACCATCCTCACTTACTTCTAAGGTAACTGCCCTGCCGGGATAGCGGGCATTAATTTTTTCATACAGATCTTCTGCAATCATTTCACAGCTTTTATAATCTAATTGTAACACAGCTTCACTGCCGTTGTAAAGACTTTCGAGCCATCTCTTAAATTGAATAAACTCAATGTCTCTGTCATTATGGGTAACACTGATGCTAACCTTAAAGTGAAAGATATGACGATGAGGGTAACCTAAGAAACTGACATCGTATTCATCACCTGTTGCCAGATTAGGATCAGTTAGTGCCGCAGGGTATTTGTGTATACCTTCTTTGCGAAACGTAACCCATATCATTTTATTACTCATTATAAATCCTCTATACTTGGGTATTTTGGAATAGCTGGAATAGCTCGCTCTACTTCTTCTACCGTACCTATGTCAAAAGACATAGGTTTCTTAACGGCAGGAGCCACTGCGGTTTCTTTTGTTAGCTGAACCTTGACCGCAGGTTCTTCAGTGGCAGGAGTAAATGCTGGCAGTATATAATCATCCTTTTTAGATTGTGTAGGGTC